ACCGGGCGGTAACGCTACCCATCGGCGTTACCGGCGTGAGCCTGGAGCTACCCGTCCCCGTGGGCGACCGCGTGCTGGGGTGGAACGCGGCGGGCACCGCCATCGTCAACAACGCCAACCAGGGAGACCTCGCGGACCCAGTTCCCGTGGCCAACGGCGGCACGGGCTCGGCCACGGCGGCAGCGGCGCGCACCGCCCTCGACGTAGGTGGCCTGGGAGAGGGGAGCACCTGGACGGGGGCCAACACCTTCTCCGGGGCCAACACCTTCTCCGGGGTCAACTTGTTCACGGCCATGCAGTCGTTTAACGCCGGCGTGGACTTGAACAAGGGGGCGGACATCGCCTCGGCGACGGCGCTGGTGATCGGCGCGGACGGCAGCATGTTCGACGTGACGGGGACCACCACTATCACGTCGATGACCGTCGCGGCGGGGGAGCTGTTCATCCTCCAGTTCGACGGGGCGCTGACGTTCACCCACCACGCCACGAACCTCAACCTGCCGGGTGGGGCGAACATCACCACGGCGGCGGGCGACCGCTGCCTCTGCTACGCCACGGGAGCGAACACGGTGCACGTGATCGCGTACGCCAAGGCCAGCGGCTTGCCTATCGTGGCTCCCAAGACCTCGGAGCTGACGGGTTACTTCAAGAGCAGCGAGCAGACTGTTGCGGTAGACACGCTGCTAGAGGTGGCGCACGGTCTCAGCGCTCGTCCAAACCACGTCTCCGTGTCGCTCATCTGCAAGACGGAAGACGCGGGCTATGCTGCCGACGACGAGATATTCGTGGTGGCGCTAGACCATAACTCTTCGGACTCAGGGTTCGTAATCTTCGCCGACGCTACGAACGTAAGCATAGTGCAGGGGGGGGATATAACCATCCTGAACCAAAGCACGTTTAACACAGCCAGCCTCACGGAGGCCAACTGGCGGTGGGTAGTGAGGGCCTGGCTATGACCGACACAGAGGAGGTGATGCGTGCTCTGGGGCGCGTCGAGGCCACGACCAAGGCCACCGCAGAGGACGTGCGCTACGTGAAACGCATGGTGGTGGGGTACAGCGAGCGCCTGCGTAATCAGGAGGTGGCGATGGCCAAGCACGTCGCGCGACACCGTCAGACGGGAGTGATTGCCCGGATCGGTGCCGCGTGCGTGGTTGTGGTGGGGGCGCTGACGGCTGCCTGGGATCGCTTTGGCTAGGTGCGCTTGTTTGCTCGCTCTATCTCCAGGTTCGTAAAAGCTTTCGCTCCCTTATCGCGTTTCCACCGCCCCTGCACGTAGGGCTCCTTCGCGTCGGGAAACAGCTCGATTAGCCTTGCTGCCATCTCGTTCTGGTCCGCCACCCATCCCTCGGCGCTCATCGGCGGGCGGTCGT